TTTAAAAAGCTACCTGTACTTAAAAATGCGAATAAAGATATCAAGGAGAATAAAAGTGAATAAACTATTTTTTGATACTGAAACAAGTGGTTTTCCGAGTAAGAAACTCCCAAGAGGACATAAAGATCAAGCTTGGATTGTTCAGATAGGATTTCTCTTTGAGGTTGATGATAAGATTTTAAATCAAGGAGGTTTTCTTATACAAGCAGAAGATAGAACTATACATCCTGGGGCGCAGAAAGTACATAAGATTTCAGTAGAAACTGCATCTCAGTATGGAGTTTCTGAGAAAGTTATAGCAGCTATAATGGGATATTATTTACGTAAGGCAGACATTGTTATAGGACATAATATAATTTTTGATCTTAAGATGTTGGATATGCTTCTTACTCGAAATAATTATCTGTATACTGAGGAAGTTTTTCAAGAAATTCCTACAGTGTGTACTATGAAAGCCTCTACAGATTTTTGTAAACTTCCTGGAAAGCGAGGTTATAAATGGCCTATGCTTACTGAACTTTATCACCATCTCTTCCAAGAAGAATTTCCAGCTCATGATGCTTTGGCAGATATTCAGGCAACTTATAGATGTTATAAAACACTTGTAGAAAAAGGAGTAATAGCATGACAGCACTTGATACTCAGATTGGAGGAAATCATTATAAGAACTTTCCAATACAGCCCGTAGAGTTTATTACTAAGAATAAATTAGGATTTCTTGAAGGCTGTATTATTAAGAGAATTTGTAGAAAGAAACCTAAGGATCTTCAGAAGATTAAACATGAGATAGATCTTTTAATAGAATTTGAGGCTTGTGATAAAGAATAAGTACTAATTCCTAGAAGCCTGAGAGCCCTCCACTTCCACTTCTCTTGGGCTTCTTAATATACCTTCCCATCAGAATATCTGCTGCAGTTCCACCTCGATTCGCCGCTCTATATCCCTTAAGCAGAGTTGAGAAACCAGGAGTTCCCATGAGTCTAGGAAGGGCCGTCATATCTCCCTTCCCAAGTTTTACTAATTGATCTATAACAGCTCCAAAAAGTTCACTTCCAAATTTATACTTCCCTCCATAGATAGGAATAAATTCTAATACCTCCGTTGCTGCATTTTTAATTGCCTTAACCTTATCATTAGTCTGTTCCATAGATTCTTGGTAAGCTTTAATAGATGTAGGTAGGGGCGATCTCCAACCTGCAGATTCAAATCCTTGAGATATCAAAGCAGAAGTCGCTACCCATTGCATAGTTTTTGCTATCTGTGCAGGCTTCGTGATATCAGGATTTTTAATTCCTAATACATGTCGAGTAAGATAATCAAAATTAGCGATTGTAAAAGTTTGAAGAGTTGTAATAAACTTTCCCTCAGCAGTTCTCTGTATTGGAGCCCGAGCACTCTTTGCTGCAGATCCCTGAGCACGAATAACTACATCATCCGCAAAGTTTATTCCATATTCATCTAAAGCTTTCTTAGCCTCTTTACCGGAGAGTTTCTTATATTCAGCAGATTTCTTAAACCTTGTTTTGCCTAGAGCTTCTGCGCCTAACCAAGTAGAATATGCTACCATACTATCAGTAAGAGATAATGGAATTATTCCTACTTTCTTCGCAGCCTTCCCAACTTTATGAATCTGTTTTCCAGTCTTTCCAGGAAATGTAGGAGTACCGATCAAAGAATCCATAATAATTGCTTCAGGAGTTCTTACTGTGAGAGCATTAGAAACTCTAGCAGCTCTCTTTATCCCAGCAGGATTTATACTTTTAGCAACCCCTTGTAACATTTTAGGCAAACCTATCTCAGCAATACTATTATTAAGAGATGAGAATTGTACCATAGCACTTCTAGGTGCAAAAGTAATAAAAGACACTGCAACATTTCCACTAAGTTTTGCCATCCATCTTTTAGCCTTAGGATTAGTAATAAACATTTCAGGAGTACTTCCCTTTTGATAGTCTAACCATTCTCGAAGAAAGTTATAAGTATTTGAAGCGTTCTTATAAAGCTCAAACTTTGGTTGAAGAAGTTCATGAAGATATGAAAGATGCTTTGTCTTACCTAAAACATCTCCGGCCATCATAGCATACTGATTAAAGTTTTCAAAAGCATCTAATTTTAAATAACCTGGGGTATCAGGGCCTCCACGAAACTTCTCATGACCTTTCATACTCGGAACTCTTCCAGTTTTATCCAGCTGACTTGGAAGTCCCTGAATCTTTTTTAGCCCCTTTTGAATACTTTCAAGTTTTTCAAACATAGACATCTGCTCAAGTTCATTTAGTTTACCAAGATCATGTATCCATGTTGAGTAGTTCTTAACTGCAGGAAACTCTTTCTGACCAGAAGCTTTACGAACTTTATTAATCTTAACATAAAGATCTTTATAAACCTCTTGCATTCTATCATAAATCTTCATTTCAGCTGGAGAGAGGTCTGTTACAATCTTCTCTTCCATAGCTTCTAAACGCTCTGCACCACCCTTCTGTCTACTCATTGCATAATTATCTATCCGTTTAGAACTCTTATCCCTACTCCAAAAAGGTAAAGTTTTTCTGAGTCTTTGTGATTCTTCTAACAGATTCTTTTGAATATCTGAACTCTGTTTCTCTCCCTTCATAGCTCTTCTCAAAAAGATCTCTCTAATAGGATTACCTAGAGAAGTCATAAGACCCTCTGATGTAGCGAGATGTCGAATCTTCTCCCCCAAAAGAGGTCTTCCAATATCAGGAGCATTTTCAATAATCTTCGCATCACCCCTGGAAACTGCCGGAGCTTTTCTACCTTTTCCAAGATCTCTAGGCTTTAGAAGTTGCTTAGGATCCTGCCCCTTTTTTAACCATTGAGATTCTATCGACTCTTTGTTTAAATTTTGAATATAGGATTTTCCATCCTTCTTATAATAAGCCCCTATAAGTTCATCTGAAATACCTCGAGCTTTGAGAAGTTTTATAGCATTCTTCGTACTTATTCCTTTACTCTTTAGAAAATCTGCTGCCTTTTTAAAATCTGCTGGATCTATTGTAATAGCTCCTCGTTCACTCTTAAGCAGATCTAAAAGACCGTCCCAAGAAGTAGCATCAAAAGGTTTTTCTGAAAGGTCAACTCCCTTTGATTCTTTAATATCTTTATCAAGAAGACTGTCCCAGGTTTTCTGAAGTTTTTGCAACTCACTCTTACTAGGTTTTATTTTCTTTCCTCTGATAGGTTTAACTATCCAACCTTCTCCAGAAGAATTTTTTACAAGTTCTCCCATTAATCCCTGTGCCCGAGCCTCTCCTTCTGCAATACTTTTAGTCTTTATAATCTTTCCTTCAGCAGATGTCAGGGGTTTCTGCCGGGCTTTATAAGCTTCTAGCACCTCTGATGTTCCCAAATCTACCTTACGTTCTGGAGTAGGCATTCCAGGAGCTCTTCCAGTTTCGGGATCTACTCTTTTTCCCTCAGCAGGTTTTTCTACAACTTCTAACTCTGCAACTTTCTTACTTTCCTTTTTCATAGAAGCTTCTAAATACTTAACCGCCTTAGGATCTTTAAATTCCGCAATTCTTACTGCCTGTATAGCAGATACTATATCCTGTCGAGTAAGATTAAAGTCTTTTAAATCCTCTTTAAAATATTCTCCCTTAGCTAATTGAGTAAGAATATCTCTAGAAGATTTTTTCTCTCCAATCATATCTTTAATATTCTCATAGATTCCCATATCTTTTGCAGTATCTAAATTTACATCATGCTCTACTTGAGCTCTTTTTGAGAGCTTAATCTCAGATGTTTTAGAAACATCCGGCTTAATCGGAATCTCAGGAGCCTCAGGAACTTTCCGTTTTGCAGATCCAGTATTATTATAACGTTCTATCGCCTCTCGATATAATGAACTATGCTGAGCCTCCATAAAAGAATCTGATAAATTTCCTGCAGTTTTCAGATCATTTGCCTTCTTCATAGAGTATTCTCGATAAAGTTCTATATCTTTCATTTGTTCTTTTGTAGCAGACTCTGCGTATTTATAAGCCTCTCCAGTAGTTTTTAAATCAGGGACTCTTTTAAGCATGGCCTGAGTTTCTTTAGGTAGAGTATCTTTTACAGATTCTTCTACAGGCTCCCCTCTACGTTTTTTCGCTTTATTAAGAGTATCTAAAGTCATCTTAATAGGTTTAGGTTTTTCAGCAAGAGATAATTCTGGAGCCTCTTTCGCAGCCTCAGTAAATTCTATAATACGTTCTTTAGGAATCTTAGGAAGCTTTATAGGTTTTGCACTCTTTGCATCTCCGGGTTTTGCAGGAGCAAACTCATCTACCTTTAAACCCTTCTCATATCTCGCAGTTTCTAATTCCCATTCTGCCTGTAATACTGCCTCATACTCATTAACCTTCTTCTGAAAAGCAGTATCATATTTAGAAGGAATTTTAGATCCTTGAGCTTCTTTAAGAATTGCATCTAACTCTGCTGCAACTTTCTTTGCTTTTACTCCTCTCGCATTCTTAGTAACTTCCATTATCTTACCTGTTAACTCTTTCCCACTAGCATGTGCAAATCTACACATTCCTAAGGTAAGAATCTGTTCTGAAAGCCATCCAGCATTAGGTCCGTAGAACTCTGTCATATCCTTTCCTATCTTCCTAGGACCTGTAAAAAGCCAGTAAAAGATATCTCCAACAGGTTCTAATACATCTTTAGCTATCTGGGTCTTTGGTGGAGGTAATAAACCTGGTAACCAATGCTGAGTATCTTCAACCTTCTCTAATATCTCCTCAGGAGATCTCTCACGGTTCTTACTGACTACTAAATTCCTCGCCTTCTCATAACTCATTCTAATAGTACCAGCCGCAATAGATGCTTCAAATGATAGTGCGCCCCAAAGAAGATTTGTAACAGCCTCATGAGAACCTGCTAACAAGTCTATAGAATCATTAAAGGAATCCTCCTTAAGCCATCTTAAACCTTTCTGAAATCCAGTCTCTTTTTCTAACTCTTCAGATACCTGTTGACCTGTTTCAGTTAACCAAGATTTAGGAGCCTCAGGAACTTCCTCTGTATCAGTAGAAGTTTCTGGAATATCTAAAACTTTCTGAGGATCTTCCATATCTATATTCGAATTTTGAATGGAGGGTGTTTGTGAAAGTCCCTTTTCAAAAGATTCATTTTGATTCTGTACATCAGTTAACCAACTCATATTAATCCTCTTTAAGTGCTTTCTGTATATATAGAATTTGAAGAGCTTCATTAAGATTCATATTATCTGCAATAGCCTGCTTTCGAAGTTCTTGAATCGTTATAGGCTGATTTGTAATAGGATTTTTTAACTCATCAATTTTATAAGCTCCCTTTGAGATACCCTTTCCGAAACCCCAAAGATCGAAGCCAGGAAGATCGAAGCGATCAGAAAATACAACAGTCGCAACTGTCTCTCCCAACTCCTCAGCAATCATATTAGCAGAATTAGCAAGAGCTAATGGATTCTCGGCTCGACCTTCAGGAGGTTTATTCAACTCTACATTAATCTTATTCCAACTATCTCTAAGTTTCATATTATATTCTTTTGCTGCAAGATCATTCCCCTCTGAAGGTTTGTTAGCAGTCATCCAAGTTCCTAAATTATTTAACTTAGCAGCTGTCTGAGCTGAGACCTCTGAAGAATCTTCAAGATCTTTAATCCCTTCCATTCTCCAATCCTGCTCTTGCTGAGCCCTAGCACCTGTAGCAGCACTTTGAGAAAGCTCTTCTTGCCTCATTAAGTTTTTAGAAAGTGCATCAAACTCATGCCTGCGAATATCAAAAGGTCTACCACCAATATAGACTTGCATAGGAGTATTTTCATATTCTGTTCTCTCAAGATCTGCTTCAATAAGTGCGGATTCTCTTAGATCCCTCATTGCCTGAGTCATATTACCTTGAGTAGTCTGAAACTGTTTTCCACGAAACTCTATACTAACCGGAGCAAGTTCCTTAGTCTGAGCCGCTGTAAGTTTATTTAACATAGTATTTCGATCTGCATCTGAGAGCTGTCTCGCAGAACTTACCTTATGAGCCAGAGCCTTTCCCAAAAGATTTATCATATTCTGATCTCTGGAAATTTGCTGCTGACTAATATCTGTAAGCTCTTTTGGAGAAAGTCCTATAGTATTTACTACTTGTCTATTATCCATTAGAATCTCCTAAATAGGTTTCATAAAGATCCTTCATACTTCCAGGAGTCTGAGCAGAACTTTCAGGAGATTTTTGAAAATCTGAAGTAGCTGCCGACTTCTCCTTCTGTAATGGTTGAATCTTATCAAGTTCCTTTGGAATTACTGAAGTTTCATTTATAGTAAATTCTCCAGTCTTTGGGTCTCTCTTAAAACTCGCCTGATTCATATCAGAACCACTACTAAGATTTTCTATAATCTTTCTAAGAAGTCCTGCAGAACCTTGTTGATCACTTGCAAGTTGTTCTCCAGCCATTTTAGATTTCACCATACCTGTGCCAATTCCGCCAAAGATATTTCCTGGAGCCATTCTTTGACCCAGAGTATCAGCAATCATAGTTAACTGATCTCCTTTACCTTGTGTAGCATTACCAAGACCTTTCATTAAGTTTGAAAAAAATCCACCTGTTCCTGCACTTGTTCCTGTTCCTGACGGTATAAATCCCATAGTAATTATTCTCCTATTTTATAAAAAACTTGATGCAACACCTAAAATTCCCCCGACTACCATTCCAGGAACTCCGAAACCTGCCCCTGCGGCGACTCCACTTAGCCCTCCTCCTAGCGCCCCCATTAACTGTGATGGTTCATCTCCCTCTATACTATTTGAGGAATTAGAAGCTCCCTGAAGAGCCCCTAATGCGGCTCTTTGAAAATCTAAGATCGTAAAAGGCCATAAAGAATCTTTAACCTTATACTTCTGATTTTGATCTCGAGTATCTATTCTTGCGGCAAGATAGAGTCTCATGATATCTGAATAATTCTTAATCACAGATTCATTCCAGCCTAAATGCCTCTCCCATCGACTATTAGCTATAGGAAGCATTCTATACTTCAGCTCTCCACTATATTTCGAGATAGCCTTAGTCTGACTCTCTGCAATATTAGCCTTACCTATCACAAAAGAACTTGTCATAACCGCATTTATATCTCTCATACCTGTTAGAAACTTTGGCATAACCTTAGTATCTACATGATCATTTAAAAGATCCGCTTCAGCAGATACTAAATTATTTATTGTCTCATTATTAACTGCGGCCTCAATCATCTGATCTGCAAGAACATCTATATCCAGCCCTGCCATAAACTTTCCAAACATATCATAGAGGGCTGGAAAGTCTGATAGAAAATATCCAGTTCCTAAAAACCCCTCATCAACAGTAAGATCTGCTAAATCAGCATGTGGAGAATCTGTAATAGTAGATTGTACATAAGAGTCTATTCTATCTAAAAAATTAGTATGATGAGTTTCTACATACGGAGCATATCTTATCGTATTAGTATTATTACTATCCCCTCCTCCACTACTTCCGCCGCTACTCATTATGAATCTCCCTTGTTAAGTTTACATATAAAAGTTCTGTAATATTCCTTAACATCTACCTTATTTAAGATTTCAAAAATTCTAGGATTAGAAGAGTTTGCAAGAATAAATCTGCACTCAACTTCTTTTGCAAAAGTCTTTATAAACTCCCAATCACTTTGCCAGATATTATTATCAACTATTAGAAAGGAATATATACACTGAATATATAAGAATTTTTCTAAGGTTCTTTTATTC